AGCTTTGGTGTGTCAGACCAAATCCGGCCCGGTGAAGAAGCGCGCCGGGCCTATCCTCCGAGTTACTCCATGAGAGAACCACGGCGCGGCCTGTCTCTACATTCAATACACCTCCTATCTTTTGATGTGACTCTGATCTCTCGCCGGGATCAATCGCAGGCCCGCCGGTGCTAATTACTACAGGATTGATGATATGTGCCGAAGAAGTGTTTTATCTGCTCGCATAAAAACCGATGTCAGATAGATGAATTAATTCTTAATAAAACACCGTATAGCACTATAGCGCACCAATTTAAGCTGCCTGGAAAAGATCCAACCCAGGTTATAAAGAATCACGTTCGATATGGGCACATACCAAAAGAAATTAAGTCTGCTGCAATCGAAAAGCAAACCGAAATCGGCCTGAATGTGGCCGGGTGCGCTCAGGAGATCTATGATATCTGCCTCAGAGCGGCAAAGAAGGCCGAAACACACGACCTCCGGGCACTCGGGTCTTGCATTGCCCCGGCGGTGAAAGTCCTGGAGATCCTGTCTAAGGGCAATCCAGATAAGCCAGATGGCGAAAAGAAAGATAGTGGATTTATGGCAGGGTATATGAACCGGGCGAGTAAAGTCTATGCAGAAACAGAAAGCCCGCCGCCTCAATAAACCGGCATTCTCTTGGAAGCCGCCGAGCCCCAAACAAGAACAGATCCTCTATTGGTGGACTCCTTCAAGCCCTTATAAAGACCTGGCATATTTCCAGGCAGAAGGATCTGTGAGGTGCGGCAAAACCGTCCTGGCAGATTTCAGTTTCGTGAACTGGGCGTCGTATACCTACGATCAAGAGGAATTTGCGCTCTGCTCCAAGACAATCGGAACGGCGATAAGGAATCAAGTTCGCCCGCTCATGAAAGTGCTCTCTGTAGAGCCATCTTATGAAGTCCAATTCAGGCGAGGCCGAGAAGAGGGGTCGCACTTAACAATTTATAATAAGGATACTGATCACGAAAACATATTTTGGATCTATGGCGGAAAAGATGAAGCCAGCCAAGACCTGATCCAGGGCAAGACGCTGGCCGGAATCTTATTTGATGAGCCGCCGCTGATGCCCCAGAGCTTCATTAATCAGGGTCTCGCCCGCCTTTCGGTGGAAGGTGCGAAGGCATGGTTCCTTAATAATCCTGAGAATCCAAACCATCCTCTTTATATCGAAACCACTGATCCACTAACCAAAGACGGCAAGCTCTATTTTCTTCATTTGGTGATGGATGATAACCCATCGCTTTCTGAAGAAGCCAAGAACAGAATAAAGTCTCAATGGCCGGTTGGATCTGTCTATCATAAGCGGTATGTGCTCGGTTTGCGGGCGGCTGCTGAGGGCCGGGTCTTCTCGTTCTTTGATGATAGCCCAGAATCCGGTTATGTGGTTGATAGCGTCCCTGAGAATTTCGTTCAATTCTTGATTGGGTTCGATTATGGGGTAAGTAATCCGTTCGCCGCACAGCTATGGGGATTAAGCGGAGGCATCTGGTATATCCTCAACGAGTTCTATTGGGACTCGGTTAAGGAGAAGCGAACCAAGACTAACATTGATTATATTGAGGACCTAGACCGTCTGGCTTATTGGAATGGGCAACGCAAGTTTCCTGAAGCGGTAATTGTCCCACCGGAAGAAAAGAAGGGGTTTGAAACAGACTTGCGAAAGTCTCCTAAATCGATATTTACTGGAATTCATGCGGCTGATAACGAAATCCTGCCAGGCATCGAGGACTTAATTACCATGTTCTCTATTGGCCGGCTTAAGGTCTTCCGCAAAAACTGTCCGATAACGATATGGGGATTCATGAATCTCCTCTGGGACATCAAAGCACAGGAAAAGGGCAAGGACATGTATCTCAAGGGCGGCTCGGGATCGCCGGACCACGTCTGCGATGCTGGCCGGTATATTGGCCGAAGGGCAGCCAAAGAGCTTAGACGTATGCGGTTGATTGCATGATTACACCTGATAATATCCAGTCATATTTCGCCCGTGGCAAGCCCTGGCCGCCGGAGGAGGACGTAGGGCCGGGCAAGAGGATCACGATCTACGATGAGAACCTGAAGCTCTGGCAGCGCAAGCACGATGAAGTCTACAACGTGCTCCGGAACCTCTATGCAGACAAAGAAAAAGAATACAACAAAGTCCTTTTCCTGATCAACTTCCATAAGCAACTTAGCACTCTTTGGGCTGATCTCCTTTTCTCGGAGAAGCCCGCTCTGACGGCAGGCAAAAAATCACGAGACGCCAAGGGCAACCCGATTACTCCAGCAGAGCAGACCTATCTTGATTCTCTGATCATCCGGCTCTCTTTGTGGGCTCGATGCTATGCCGCAAGAATCGATATGAGTCGATACGGCGCGGGCGTTTGTAAGATCTATGCCGAAGAAGGCCAGCCCGCCAAGCTCCAGGTCATCGCCCCAAAGAACTGGTATCCTATCATAGGGCCTGATGGCGAGGCAGTTGGCCATGTGATAGCATGGGCACTGGATGAGAAGATCCTTAATGTAGAATGGCATAGCGACGGATTCATCCAGAGCTTCAAGACGACTCTGGCAGAGGGCCGAATAAGCTCTGATCCTTACGACGTGGTTGACATCGAGACTGGCTATCCGGGCCCGCTTGTCTTTCCTATCCTCAATGCCAGTACATCGGAGGACACCACCGGCACCGATGACTATCAAGACATCGATCCTATAATTAAGCGCCTGGAGATCACATTTACTCGGACAGGCCGCACCCTGGACGCCCACAGTGAGCCCGCTTTTGCGGTGCCTGAAGATGCTCTCGGCCCCAAAGATCCGGTTACAGGCGAGCGGAACTACAATGCCAAGAGGCGCGTGTTCCCGCTGGAAGAGGGGTCCCAGATTCCTCAGTACATCACCTGGGACGGGCAGCTATCTGCTTCATTCATGCTGATAGACAAGGCCCTGACTCAGCTCTACACCATATCCGAGACCTGCAGATGCGCATTTGAGCCGGACACTCTGGGCAATGCGATATCCGGCAAGGCCCTCCGGATGCTCATGATGAGGCCCTTGAAGAAGTCCGAGCGGGCAAAGCTCCAATTCGATCCGGCACTAAAGCAGATCCTTGAAGCCATCTCAGTTCTTGATGTCAAAAACAACGTCCCCGGCGCAGTGCTGCTCTCGGATATCCAGATAGCATGGAAAGACGGCCTGCCAGACGACGACCTGGAAGAGGCCACTGTCGCCCAAACCAAGCGGGCCGCTGGCTGGAGCACCAAGCAGATTTTGATAGAAGCCGGGTACGATGAAGACCAAGCCGATCAGATTGCCCAGGATTCAGCCGGGCAGGTAATCTAATTCCTTTTCACGGTGCGCTGTGCCGATCAGGCCCCGCACTTTCCAGACATGACTGAAAATACACCACCAGCTACACCTCCGGCAGAGCCTCCTAAGGCCCCCGAAGGCAGCGGCAGCAGTCCCTTCAAAGTCTTTGAGACTGAGGAGCAGTACAAAGCCGCTTTGAATCGCAAGCTAGGCAACTATGTCCCAAAATCCGAGATCGATAAGCTAACCGGCTTATTGGCCGCCAAGAACGCCGAAATCCAGGACTGGCAGAAGAAGACTGCTGGGCTTGAATCCGAACTGTCGGATTTCCGCCTGGGATCGCTCCGGCAGAAAGTAGGACGCGAGGCGGGCCTGCCTCCGGAATGGATAGAGGACATCAAGGGCATAGACGAGGCCAGCATGAAAGCCGACGCTGAGCGCTTGCGAAAGAAGCTGGGAGTTAAGACCGTACTTGGCCAGCCTGTGCCGCCTGGCGGGATTACTCCGACCGGGAACCAATTCAATGATGCCCTGAAGCGGGCGTTTGGTATCGGTGGCCGATAATTGAGGTGACATTGATATGACAGATTACAGCAATTACATTAGCCGGTCGGATGCAAGTACCTACTTGCTGGATGACCAGATGAGCAAAGAGATCATCGAGGCCCTGCCTACTCAGAGCTTCTGTCTCCGGATGATGAAGAAGCTACCTCCCATTTCCGCAGCTACTTACAAAATCCCGATGACCACCGCTTTCCCTACGGCCTACTTTACCAGTGAGGTAGCGGGGAGCCGGGGGGCCACAAACACCAAAAAGACCACGGATATGACTTGGTCCGGCGTGACCATGTATATCGAAGAGATAGCTGTCATCGTTCCCATTCCCGAGACGGTGGTGGCTGACTTGGCCGCTGCAAACTATGATGTATGGGGTATGGTGAAGCCCAGGCTTGTAGAGGCGGCTGGCAAGCTTATAGATCAGTCTATCCTTTATGATAGCTCTGGCGACATCGCCCCGGCGAACTGGCCGGATGGTATAGTGACTCAATGCGCAACCAAGAGCAACACTATCGATGTCAGCTCTCAGATCGGCTCTGGGCTGACTTTTGCAGACCTCTATGATGGCATCCTGGCCGATAACGGC